ATTTTTAGGACATGAAGTAGATGCATGGCATGTTACTCAATCCGTTGATGCTTTTACAAAAGTAAGCGCATATGATATAACTGTATCCGGATCTTTTACTTTAACAGGTAGTTTAAAAGTTAGTGGAAGTGTTTTAGGTAGAACTACATCAACGGCTTCATATGCTGTTACCTCTTCATATGCTATGTTTGCGCAAAACGTAACTAGTGCCTCTAAAGCAGAATATAATTTAACAGATCAATATACTTTACAATTTTATTATCCAACCACATCATCCATCCCAACAGATGATCTTTATAACATAGGAATTGGAGAAAATTTAAGAGTTGGTGGCCGAGTTGGAATTACAATCCCCATAGATTCATATATTGTAGGGGCAACAGTTGTATCTACTGTTAGTACTATAACTAGTAAAGAGTATAGATTATATATTAATAATGCTACCTTAGAAATATATTCATTTACAACACTAGAGGTATACGATCAACTATTTAAAACTTTTACAGAAACAATCCCTGATATTTCAGTAACTAAAGGTGAAAGAATTTATATTCGTTTAAAAAATAGTGGAGTTGGATCTAACCCAACAAATGTATCTCATAATATTACCCTAACTTTACGACCAATATAATGGCAAAGATTTTATCAAAAACAGGAATATCATCAGGTAGTATAGTTCAAGCAGGGCATGTTACTCAATCAATTGATGCCTTCACTGGTATTGAAGCATATGATATCACATTATCTGGTTCTTTAATTGTAACTGGAAGTGTATCATTAAATACAAATATAAATAGAGATTTTTTTGGTACTGCCTCTAATGCTATTACCTCATCATACGCATCAACAAGTTTTAGTTCTTCATATGCATTAACAACATCATATGCTGATAATGAAACTATAGTTTTATCATTATATAGCTACCATAATCCATTAACATCTGGATCTACAAATTTTATAGGAGTAGGTAATTACTCAACTTCATCAGCTGATTCTATAGGATTAGCATATATTGAAGGAAATGGAACTATCCTATCAGCAGTGGTAGCATCAAATGTTCTTTCAGATACAGGTTCACTTCAATCAGATGTTAGCTTATATATAAATTCTACACCTACAACTTTTTTAAATAAATTAACATACCTAACAGGCTCTCAATTTGTTAGACAAGATATTAATCAACCGGTTACACAAGGTGATAAAATATACATTAGATTAGACACTAATTCTGGGACTCAACCATCAAGAGTTATCCATAATATAAATTTACACATTAAGAGAAATGGCTAATACACTTTCAAAAACAGGTATAGTAGATAATAGTACCATTAGAGTATGGCATGTTACTCAATCAATTGATGCTTTTAATGGGACAAGCGCCTATGATATAACTTTATCGGGATCATTAACAATTGAAGGTCCTTTAAATCTAAATTTACCTGTAACAGGTAATTTAATAACTAGCGCGTCATATGTAACTACATCTTCATATGCTTCATCATCATTATCTTCTAGTAATACATCATATGCTAATGTTTCTAATGATATATTAACTATACAATTACATCACCAACAATATAACCCATCACAAGGTGAAAATTATTATTTTAGTATAAACCCATCAGAACCAGCTTTAAATGCTAATCAAGCAGGAACATACGTGTATGATACATTTACTATTTTAAGTGCAAGTATCTCTACAACTGTAAATGGAACCCAAGGATCATCAGAATCATCTAATTATTATTTATATGTTGGTGCTAATGCTAAATCATTTACAAATACTTTAAAACATAGTAATGATTTTGATTCATTTGTAGAAGAGGTAGGTTTAGGAAAAGATGACCCAAATGCTAAAATTTATATGAGATGGAGAACCCCAACATCATGGGCAACTGCTCCAACTCAAGTATCACACAATGTAGTTTTATATTGTACTAGAGGATTTGATCCAATTTAATAAACCAATAAAAAATAAATAATATGTCAATAGTTACAGAAAAAAAGTTTTTAACTACAGAAGAGTTACAAACATTAAAAACAATTCAAAACGGTACTCAATCCGTAATTTTAGAATTAGGTGAGGTAGAATTATTAAAAATTCAATTAGAAAACCGATATCAAGATGCTAAAATTTATTTAGCCAATTTATCAACTCAAGAAAGAGAATTTACACAGTCTTTATCTGAAATATACGGTAAAGTTAACATCAACCCAGAAACAGGTGAGATTACTAAATTAGATTAATTTAGGTTGAAATACACCATATTTATAACAAAAATAATTTATTAAACAGATGGCAGAAACAATTGTATCACCTGGTGTATTAGCTATAGAGAACGATCAATCATTTATTACTCAAGCTCCTGTTCAAGCAGGTGCTGCTATTATAGGCCCAACAGTTAAAGGAAAAGTAGGTATCCCTACGATATGCACTACATATAGTGATTATTTAAATAAATTTGGTTCTACATTTTTAAGTGGAAGTCAAACATTTACTTATTTAACTTCTATTTCAGCATATAATTATTTTAATAATGGAGGTGACTCTTTATTAGTAACGCGTGTAGTTAGTGGAACATTTGAACCAGCTACATCTTCTGTTATACCTACAGCAAATGTTGCAACATCTGCATCCGCAACTATTAATTTAACTTATATATCTGCTAGTGTAGCAGCAGTAGGATCAGCTTCATTAAATGTAAATGGAGTTATTTTATTTTATACTGGTTCTGCTCAAACAAACACTTCAACAACAATTTATGTAAATACATCTTCATTTGCTTCATCTACTGTAGCAAATTATGTAGCTACTTCATCTGTGATATTTAATGCTAGTAGTTCAACAACTAACTATAGTTCTTCATTACAATATATTTCTTCAAGTAATTCATCCCCTAATATAGTTTTAACTTCAACAAATGTAAATGGATTAACAGGTAATTCATATTATTATATTTCTGGAAGTGCTATAGTAAATTTTACTGGAGGTACAAATACTGAAGCATTCATTATAGAAACACTTTCTGAGGGTGAATCAATGAATAGCTCAGGATCATTATATGCTAATGGAACATTATCAAACGGAACCTCAGAAAACCTTAGATGGCAAATATCTGCTCCAAATACCAATAACGGAACCTTTACTTTAATTGTAAGACAAGGTAATGACTCAACAGCATCACCTTCTATTTTAGAATCATGGAGTAATTTATCTTTAGATCCATTTGCATCAAATTATATTGAAAAAGTAATTGGTAACCAAGTAGAAGAAATAATGTATGATTCATCAACTGGTGAATATTTTGTTCAATTGAATGGTAACTACATTAACAAATCTCGTTACATACGAGTTAAAAAAGTAAATTATACTACTCCAACATATTTTGATAATACTGGAAATCCAAAACCAGAATATACAGGATCAATTCCTGTTACATCAAGTGGTGTATTTGGTGGAGCTTCTGGAAAAAATCTTCCAACAGGTGTTAGTGGAGCATATTATGAAAATATTTCAAATACAAATATTCAAGGATTAAATCCAAACGCTTATACTCAATCTATTGCTTTATTATCTAACCAAGATGCTTATAGTTATAATTTATTAACAGCACCTGGATTAATTGCTGACCCAACAAATTATCCAGCTCATACTTCAGTAGTAACAAGTTTAATCAATACTGTTCAAGGGAGAGGAGATTCAATGACAATATTGGATCTTGTAGGATATGGTTCAAACATTGTTCCTGTAACAACAAATGCTTTAACATATGATACTTCATATGCTGCTGCTTATTGGCCTTGGTTACAAACAATTGATCCTAATTCAGGACAACAAGTTTGGGTTCCTGCCTCTACTATGATCCCATCAGTATATGCTTTTAATGATAGAGTAGCTGAACCATGGTATGCACCAGCAGGAATAAACAGAGGTGTATTAAGTAATGTTATTAGAGCTGAAAGAAATTTAACTCAAGGTAATAGAGATTTATTATATGAAAATAATGTAAATTCAATTGCTACTTTCCCTAATACAGGTGTAGTAGTATTTGGACAAAAAACATTACAGAAAAAAGCCAGCGCTTTAGATCGTGTAAATGTTAGACGTTTGTTAATTGAATTAAAATCATTTATATCTCAAGTAGCAGATACATTAGTATTTGAACAAAACAATATAATTACTAGAAATAACTTTTTATCTCAAGTAAATCCATATTTAGCATCTGTACAACAAAGACAAGGTTTAACTGCGTTTAGAGTTGTTATGGATGAATCAAACAATACTCCTAATGTAATAGATAATAACCAGTTAGTAGGTCAAATTTATTTACAACCAACTAGAACAGCTGAATTCATTATATTAGACTTTAATGTATTGCCAACAGGAGCAACTTTTCCTGCTTAATAATACATTTTAGAAAAAAAATTAATATTTATAATAAAAAGATAAAATGGCAAATTTTTCAATTTCTCCTGGAGTAACAATTAGTGAAATAGATAACACTTTCTTAGTAGGAACACCTACACAAGCTGGTGCTGCTATCATAGGACCAACAGTTAAAGGTCCTGTTGAAGTTCCTACATTCGTTACTTCTTATTCCGACTTTCAAACAATATTTGGAGATTCATTTATTAGTGGTGGAGATTCTTATTCTTACCTTACATCATTAGCAGCTTATAACTACTTTAATTATGGAGGTACATCATTATTAGTAGCTCGTGTAGTAAGTGGATCTTACACACCAGCTTCAAGTGATGTAACTAATAATGTTAGTTCAGTAGGTGGTACTTTCCCATCAACATCATTCATTATTTCTTCTAGTTATACAGCTTCATATGCTGGAGGTACAAATGGAGGTACTATTAAATTTAGTATTCCATCATTAGTAGGAACTTATACTGACTACTGGATCCAGGGAAGTACTTGGGGATATGATTATTATGATGCCAATGCTAATACAGGATATGTTAGTATGTCTATTGCTCCAACTATAGATGAATTTGGAGCTAACATGGCTAGATTCCTATCAGCATCATCATTTTTTGGAGTTACAAATGAAATTGGAGCTATATTCTCAGGATCATATAATGCATCCACAGATGTACTTACGATAACAAGTAGAGTTTCTTCATCAGCTATAAATGGAACTATTATTAGATTTGGACATACTCCAAGTGGATATGTTTATGCAGGAGCTGCAAATAATCAATTTATCTCAAGTTCAACTATTACTGGAGGTACTAATGGAGTTTCTTCAATAGCATTTACTTTAGAAACATTATCTGAAGGAATTATCATGAATAATTCTAGCTCACAAACATTAGGAGCATTAGCTTCAGGAAGTGCAGATAACGTTAGATGGGAATTAACAAATACAAATACAGGTTCAGGAACATTTAATATTGTTGTTAGAAGAGGAGATGATAATGCTGCTAGTAAAATTATTTTAGAATCTTGGAATAACATAAGTTTAGATCCTAACTCATCACGATATGTTTCTAAAGTAATTGGTAACCAAAGTTTATCATATAACTCGGTAACAAATCAAATGGATGTAACAGGTGATTATCCAAATAAATCACGTTATGTTAGAGTTAAAACAGTAAATTACAATACACCTAATTATTTAGATGCTAACGGTCAACCACAATCACAATATACTGCATCTTTACCAATAGCACAAAGTAGTTCATTTATTGGGGCAACAGGAACAACAAACCCAATAATATATTTAAACGAAAATATTACAGCTAATAATACTCAAGGATTAGTAGGCTCAGATTACAATAATATGATAAGCCTTCTTAATAATAGAGAATTTTATCAATATAATATAATTTCAACACCTGGGTTAATTAGTAGTTTACATCCAACACAAGTAAATAACATTATCACTAATACTCAAGATAGAGGAGATAGCTTATATGTAGTAGATTTAATTGAATATTCAGGAGATTTAGCTAATACAATTACAGCTGCTCAAAATATAGACAATTCATATGCCGCAACATATTGGCCTTGGGTTCGCTTATCAGATTCATCAACAGGAAAACAAGTTTGGTCACCAGCATCAACAGTAATCCCAGGTGTATATGCTAATAATGATAAAATCTCAGCTCCATGGTTTGCACCAGCAGGTATTAACAGAGGTGGTTTGTCTACAGTATCATATACAAAATACAAATTAACTCAAGGAGATAGAGATAGCTTATATGCTAATAATGTTAACCCATTAGCTACATTACCTAAACAAGGTGTAGTAGTATTCGGACAAAAAACATTACAAAAATCAGCTTCTGCTTTAGATCGTGTAAATGTTAGACGTTTGTTAATTGAGTTAAAAGCTTACATTCGCCAAATTTCAGATACAGTAGTATTTGAACAAAATACAATTGCAACAAGAACATCATTTGTTTCAAGAGTAACTCCATATTTGGAATCTATTCAACAAAAACAAGGATTATATGCTTTCAAAGTAGTAATGGACGAAGCTAATAATGGACCAGCAGTAATTGATAATAACCAATTAGTAGGACAGATTTATATCCAACCAACTCGTACAGCTGAATTCATTTCATTAGATTTCATCTTATTACCAACAGGAGCTCAATTCCCTGCATAAAAGATAGAATATTTAATATTTATAATAAAAGAAACTAATACAATAAAAAATGGCAATTTTAAATCCGAACGAAATATTTTACACAGCGTTTGAACCAAAACAAAGTAACCGCTTTATCCTTTATATGGATGGTATTCCATCATATTTGGTAAAAGGAGTTGGAGCTGTATCTTTAACACAAACGGCAGTTGCCCTTAACCATATCAACGTTCAACGTTATGTAAAAGGAAAAACCATTTGGAATACTATTCAATTTACAATGTACGAATCAATCACCCCATCAGGTGCACAAGCAGTAATGGAATGGGTACGTTTAGGACATGAATCAGTAACAGGTAGAGATGGTTATTCTGATTTTTACAAGAAAGATATTACATTCAATGTTATCGGACCTGTAGGTGATATCGTTTCTGAATGGGTAATTAAAGGAGCTGTAATTACAGAAGTTAACTTTGGTGATTACAACTGGGATGATGATGGAACACCAGTAAACATCCAAGTAACAGTTCAACCAGATTACTGTGTATTGAATTTCTAAAAAAAACAAATTATACAAGAGCTCCAAAGAAATTTGGAGCTTTTACTTTTCTATTATATATTAACGAATAAACACGTTAATTAAATTAGACTATACAATATTTATAGCATATACCATTATATGAAATTAAACAATTTACGTACGCTAGTAAAAGAAGAACTAAATAAAG